AAGTAGTTGCCGTTGGATATTCCCGCCGTGATGCCTTCAAGTTTGGTCTTGTCAGCGGAGGACATCGACCCTGCGGCGCTGGTGGTGGCCGCACTAATGCCCACAGTCACGTCACCCGAAGCACCGCCACCTGTGATGGGTGCGCTGACGTTTACGGCTGTAATGTCGCCCTGAGGCGCGAGGTCAGCGATTGATTGGGCAGTCACCGTCTTGAGGTTGTCAGAATCGTTCGTGTCTTGAACGAGGACTTTGTCGTCAGTGGCGACAGTCGCACTGGTGATGGTCGCACCACTCAGAGCCGCCTTGACATTGGTCTCATCAGTCACGTCAGCGGATGCTTCGATGGCGTCGAGTTTCGTAGCCTGCGCCCCTGTCATCAAACCGGAGTTGCCGCCTGCTACAACTTCAGTCAGCGTAGCGTCGGTCCCAGTGCTGCTGGCAAGGACACGAGTGGAGGCAGTGTAGGTGAGGTTGGTCGCAGGAGCAGCAGCCGCAGCGCCAGCAGCATCCACGAAGTTGCTGTCGTTGTTGAGTTCGCTGATGTCATCGCCTGCACGCATAACACCTGACGCTCCTTGCTTGAGACGATTGCTTGCACCGCTGTCAAGCCACAGTGTGTTAGCGTCTACAACACCTGCGTCAGCAGCAGCCGGATTGCTGGCCTGAGGTGTGAGTTCAAGTCCAGTAGGGTCAATGAGCCCCGTCACGGTCAACTTACCGTTGACAGTGAGTTCGTTGGCTGCTGTGTCGTATGAGAGCGTTGAGTCGCTGGTGAAGCCACCAGCACCGTCGGACAACTGAACAAGGCCGCTGACACCGCTGGATGCGGGGCTAACGGTTCCACTCACCATGACCTTCTTCCAGTTGCTCCCGTCGTAGACGAACATCGATGCTTCTGTAGCGACAACACCGGAGTTCAATCCAGTGCTATCGAATGTCACCGTGCTACCACTCGGCACTGAGACGAACACAGCGTGACCGGGTGGGAAAGTGCCGCTCGGGTTGAGATTGATTGTCGTGCTCGGCGTCAGAACGAATATCTGGTCGCTGTCGAACGTGAACGTTTGATTGGTGCTGGGACTGGACACAAGCACATTGGTTGGACCCAGAAGGTGCGTGTGTCGATTGCTGGCATCTTTACGGCTATAGTACAACATCGCCTCATTGTTGGCGTTGTATGATTGCCAAATAGCACCAAGACGCGAGGCAGCAAAGTCACCGTCTTCACTACCGCCGCCACGGATGGCATCGAGGTCAGTGTGACTGTTGACGCTGTCTGTAGCCCCAACAGCCCCGTCAACAACAGGGGTCAGATACAGAGGAGTAGGGCGAACGAAGACTCGCTTGTCGTTGGATTCCTCAACTTCGATGTTCAGGTCGTTCGTTGCTCCTCCTGCAGTCGTGTGTACGACGCGCAAGACTGCAAGCACAACGCTCTGCTTGACATTGAGTGAGGAATTTGGCTGGTTGAGGAAACTTGTGGGAGATGATGGATAAGCATTCGCCGCAGTCGTAATGGCTGTACCCATCTCAAAGTAGATGTTGTGAACACCAGCACTTCCGTCACTGGTAACGTACACAACGATGAGTGCTTCTTGCCCTGAGGTGAGAGCAGTCCCCGCACGGTAAGACGCTGACGATGTGTTCAGAGTGATGTCTTGAGAAGAACCGGGACCGCCAGCGAAAGCATAGCAAACGCCATCAATAATCGCATGACCACCTGTGATGCGAATCGTGAAATCATTCGTAACCTGCTCACAAACACCGGGTAAGTCTTCAGGTACGTTTCGATTGGTCGCTCCTCCAGCCGTATCTTCCTCCAAGATAATTCCGTTTCCATGGATTCCTTCCAAGAAGTTGGTGAGCGAGGCGCTGACGATGTGGTCCCCATCTGCTAAACCGTCCACCGCTGTAGCGTCACCCGACAATGCGGGCATATTGTGATTGGTGTGTCCAGAAAGTGGATTGCCCGTCATTTCACTCAACCTCAATGATGATGGAGATGTTCAATTCCATGTCGCCGCCTTTCGTCAATGGACGGATAGTATAGCGGCTGACAGGAGTGAACGACGACGTGCCCCTGAACTGAACGTAGACCTCCTTCAGAGTGTCGGTGAACGTCTCATCGTATGGCAATTTCGCCTCAACAAGTAGTGAACCATCGTCAATCACAGTTACAGTAGGAATCAACGTGATGGCAGGTCGACCAGCACTACCATCGTCTGCTGTCGCAGGTGTCCCATCGAAGCCAAGGATGACCTCGTTGATGTTCGCAGCAATCTGGTCAAGCAACAAGCGACGCATGTGATTTGATACTGGCATCAGATGTCCTCCGGCTCAGATTTGCCCACTCCAATGGCTTTCCCCGCTTTACCAATCAGACCTCGATTCCTATTGCCTTTGTTCCCGCCAACCAAGAATGCGTCTGTACCAACAATGCGCACTGTAGCCTCAGACCTAAGTCTCAATTGAACCTTGCCGAAGAATGAGAAGTTCTCAGTGACTTCTTGCGAGAATACGTCAGGACTCACTGCATCAGCGGCTACAGTCGAGCCCTCACTGATTCCCTGCAATACACCCTCGATACCTGTCTCAACACTGAGCAAGGAGAGGTCAGTCATGTCCAACAGGGGCATGTGTCGAGTTTCTGTGACGAAGAATGGCTCGTCGTCGATAGTGACAACCATGCCCGGTCGAAGGCCGAGAGCACCGAAGTGTCCCTTGCTTGAGATAGCACCCTTCTGCAGCGCCTGCCCCTTCAGTATTTTCAGGGCAACTCTTCGTGCGGCAAGACTGGTGCGTACTGTGTAGTCGGTGATGGTCGCAACATCTTGACGAATCTCTTCGACCTGCCCTTCTCCGTCGTGCACAGTGATGACAACCTCGTCGTTGAGGGCGAGGGGTAGACCTTGGATGGTGACGGCATTGACGGCATTATCGATACCAGAATCAACACTGGTGCCCATCTGGGTCTGACTATCCAACTCAATCGTCGACTCGCTGAATGAGATGGGCACGTAGAGAAGAGAGCCGAAGCGGTCGAGCATCACCATGCGATTGTCATGTCGTGACAGGAACCTGAGTGCTGTCATCAGGTTCGTATTGTGGAAATCATGCCCGATGAAGCGAGTGCTGTGTGCACGCCTTCCTGAGTTCGATACGTTGCGAGGGCGAGCGATGTTGACTGATGTGATGCCCGTTGCGACGCTTTCTGTGAGTTTGATTGCCAAGTCGCTGGTTCTGAACCCCACATCAACAGGTTGACCTACACGCACGTCGGTGCCGCTGAATCCGATATCCAGCAAGGTTCGACCCTTCATGTTGGTGAGATTGATGCCGACACCGTTGGTGGCTGTTGTCGTACTGTTTGGTAGCAACCGGGCATTCTTATTTTCACGGTCATAGAACAATGCCGGTAGGTTGGTTGAGGATATCTTGTTGTCACGATAGAATGGCAGTCCTGTGTAGTTGTGACCGGGTGTACGGGTATGGGTGAGTTGTAGACCACCCTCACCCTCAACGATGTGATAGGACCGCTCAGGCATCACGTGGAACGTACGAGCGTTGGAGTTCGTCACCGTCACCTTCGGTTTGTCCGTGGTTTGAATGCTCAGACGTCCGAAATGAACAGCGTTGTCTACGAAGACTGGCTTACGAACGTGGGTCATCACTTCACTCGCATCGGTACTGTACCGACCCGTTGTGGAGTTCTTGATGACAGTCATTCTCCTCGCTTCCCCCATGTGCTCGGCCCTTCAAGAGGATAATAGTCTCTGTAAGACGGAGGGTCGTAAGGTATCTGTACAAGCCTCTCAGCAGGTATGTGTTGCTGAATGTACGCTTCCGCTGGTTCACCAAGGTAGCCTCTATTTCTGAATAACCCCTTCAATTCATCAATGGGCATTCTCACTCCCACCAAGCCTCTACCATCCATATTACCGGCCACTATCCCACCCGCTGGAGAGAACCAATTACCCGGACCTGTATCAAAATCAAATGGCTTCGTTCTCTCATCCGGTTCAAAAGTACCTGATTCATCGATTTGATTGTCCATTTCCCACAAAAGACTGTTAAGGGATACTGGGATAGGTCTCAATCCTTCTCTTATCAAATCCTCATAAGGCTGAAAGTGTTCCTCCTCATAACCTTCAACCATGTCTTTGTACGGCCAATCTCTCTTTGGGTGGCCTCTGAACATCGTTACAGGGCCGTATGGGCTTGGCAAATCTTGATGAAATTCACCAAGCGTAGTTTGGCGTGAACTCTTGAGGAGAGCCCACGACGCTGCCATGGGCCCTTTCATAGCACATATCACCACTTGCTACGGTTCGCCCAGTATGCCGCACTCATCTTGCCACGCTTGATGTTCTTAGCGTGACGAGCCTTGAACGATTCACGGCGCTTTCGATAGGACTTGGACTCACCTTTCTTCTTCGGTGAGCCAGACACTCCTTGCTGTCCGTACCGGATGACCTTCACCTTGTTGCCCTCCTTCGCAACAACGACGTGGCTCTTGGTGGGGTGCTTTGGAGTGCGCTTGGGCTTGTTGTACCCGCTGACACCCACCCGCTTGAGGCGAGGGTCAGGCTTCTTGGCTTTCACTACATCAAAAGAACGATTCATGCGTTCCTCCAGCAATCGTTCAGCGAAGTCGGTATCGGCTCCCATGTCAGAATCCTGCGTGAAGAAACCTGCTTGGTAAGGGTAGTAACCTACACCGCCGTCCCGGTCTCTCTGTTGGTGAACACCCCTTTCCTCCGCCGCAGCGGCAATCATGCGCATGAAGGCCGCTTTCTTCTCAGGAGACGTAAAATACTGCTGAAGTGGTTCCAACGGTTGACCTGACAAACTCGTAACAGACTTCTTCTTGGAATCAGGGTCAGCGGTTTTCATTGGTGACTTTGGAGACTTCGTACCGACGGCGATGACGAGGACAACGCCTTTCTTCTGTTTCTTCTTATCCACCATTACATCACCGTACAAGTATCATCTTCTTCAATTCCTTACTACGACAGTGCGCTTTGCAGGAAAATCCCTGAGGAGCATTGCAGTTGCAGTAGGACATGTCACGCTTAACGATGGTAGGCTTCCCACCAACGCCTTGCTTCTTGGCTCGCTTACGCTTGGTCGCCGCCCGCTTCTGACCGCTGGTCATTTCGCCGCTGGTCTTCGGGGTCTTACTGCTCACGCGAACAGAAGGTCTGCACTTCGGGTAGCCTTTGCTGCCCTTCTTGGCTTTGGCGCGACCACACGGAGGATGCTTCCCGGTCTTAGGGTCCTTACGACTGACGTCGACCCATTTCTCCTTGAACCAGCGACGAAGGTCCTTGATGACCAGCGTATCGTGACAAGTGCAACGGTCCGTCACTTCTTCCTCACCCACGCGTCACAAATGTGACTGGCTCGACATACGAAGTCATACCACTCACAATACCCAGTCTCAGGGTTATCAGTCTTGGAAGAGTCCCACGCTTTGCAGGTACCGCAGTTCTTGTTGACCTTCATTTCAGTAGCAGATGCGGGCCGATAGTTCGGTGCATCCTTCTTGGCCTTGATGACACTCCAAGCGATGTCGTGGGGTAGTCTCATTTCTTCTTCCCTCCCTTCTTCTTACGGAACTTCCCTTGGCAATACTGTGCAGCCCATCCATTGGCGTAGGCGGAGGGGTAGACCTTGAACTTCCGCTTGGCTGCGGCCTTACCTTCCGGGCAGAGTTTCTTCTCCAAGAAGTCGAATGCGTTGTCCATACCACTGCAGTGTTGACAATCACAATTCATGAGGCATCACCGCTGTGGTCTGATGTATTGTAGGAGACATCTCCCTTATGCCCCTTCGGGTGCAGAGCCTGTGAGAATCTGGGTTGCACCGTGAAGTCAACTCGACTGGTGGATTCTCCGTCTTCATTCTCAGTACGACGTCGAGGAGCATCAGCACGGAAGTGTTGTAGCGTATTTTCGCTGATGATGATACGTGTTACTTCGTTGTCCAACTTCGTTGAGTCGAATCCACTGGCACTCGTACCCAGCAACTTCGGACCCTTGCTGGCTGGCACCGTATCGCTACTTGCGATGTTCATCGTGTATGATGGAGCGTACGGTGGATTCGTGTCAGGGTTTGTTCCTCGCACGTAGTATCCGTCGCTTGCACGCCCGTTGGGAACCTCGTAGGTGTACAGACCATACTTACCACCAGCGGTGGCGCTGAAGTACGTAGGACCGTACTGAGGGCTGCTACTGTGTAGGTTCAAGTTGGAGCGGAACATCTCGACGTGTTGCTTATCCAACAACCTCACAGGTCGCAGCATGAACGTGATGCTCTTGTCCGTCACATTCGTGCGAGCAGACGCTGAACTGAACACGTTGGTCACATACGGGTTGCTACCGAGGTTGGACACAGCGGTGCCCCATCCTTGGTCACTGATTGGAGACAGGAAGTTGCGGACCTGTGCGAGGTACGTGCCACCAACAGGAGCGAAGTTGGACGTGTGTGAGAGGCGCATAACACCACCCTGAGGTTGTCCAGCGAAGGTGAGACTGGTCAAGTCGTAGTCGCCAAGCGTCTGACTTCCCGTCTGCATACCACCCTGAAGCACCACACGCTGTCCGACGTTACGGTCTGTGTGTAGACTGTGAGCCTCTGTGTTGATTGCGATGACGTTGTCGTCAACACCCTCGATGTTCTCTGTGTCAAGGCCGATACGAGGCGAGGAGCGGCTCACAGCATCCTTGTGCACGCTCGTACCGCTCACCGTCTCAACACGGTCACTCACTACCGCCTCTGGCTTCAGGAGGCCATCCTCAGCGATACCAAGGCGTGCACTGATACCTCGGCTGAGTTCACCTGTCTGAAGGACATCGTTGCGTGCTCTGATGAGACCACCCTTGTGTGCAGGCTCAGCAGTGTGATGTGAGAGCACGATACCTGTCGTCTGGTCGATTTCATCGAGGTCAGCAAGCACATCTTCGTTGAAGGAAGTGGGGTAGCGGATGCCTCGCCCGTTCCCCATATCGCCAACACGCTGAGCGTGTGTGGGCATGAACACGTCAACGAGCGTCGTTGTGGAGTTGTTGTTCGTGTTGTTGACACGCCCACCATAGCGTGGAATCGTCTTACCGGGGCTACTGAGGATGTTGCTTGTACCGATGGTCACCAGTGACTTGAGGTTCACCAACGGATTCCCATCGTTGTAGAGCCTGAGGTAGGGTGTACGCCCGTTCGTACGGTCGTATTCGTACGCATCTCCAGCATCCCATGCTGGCCGTATACCGAACCCTCTGACCGGATACCGCCGGATATCTTCACCTCGGGTGTTGCCCCACCAGTCGACGAGATAGTACTCGACAGCCTTGTCGAGTCGAGCGAGGTTCATACCCTGAGAGTCGCCCCACCAGTCACGTACCACCGTGCTTTCGTTTCTGAGCGTCCTAACGGGGCATCCGAACGGTCTCGTCATACGCATACCGTCGGCATATCGAACCTGCATCTCAGGCTTATCGACACCGAGTAAACCGCTGAAATTGGTATGACGCTCCAGAATACCGACATATTTCGCGGTATACGATGCGTCGGACTGAGCCGTGTCACCACCTGCGTACGTCCAAGTCTGCGCCTCATGCTGGACAAGAGGTCCGTGGGTGTACGATGCGCTCGTGTTCGTACTGGTAATTGCTGCTTCCCTGAACGCTCTTGCTCCGTACAGCGCCCACTGGGGCTTGTTGTAGGGTTGACGCAGACCAACGCGATAGCCGAATGGACGAGTGCGCGTTTGTACTGGTGTGAATGTGAGTGTGGTGTTTGAGTTGGTAGCGGTCGCGTTTGCGCTCAACTCAAAGGTCGTACCATTGGTGATAGACGAAACCGTGGTACTGCCCGGTATACCAGTACCGCTCACACCCATACCAACTACGAGTTTCGCCGTGGAATCCATGGTAACGGTGGCGTCTGTGTTCGTAGTATCACATGTAGCATCAGTAAACGAATCGTACGAGGATTTCGCAAGTCCATTTGAGACAACGTATGAGCCGTCATCGTCTTGGTCGTTCCACACTGGACCATCGAAGTTGTAGTCACGTGGGAAGTCCCAAGATGCCGATACGTAGCCGTATCCGTCCAAACGACTGACAAGAGGCCCTCCACGACTACCACAAGGCCAGAAGTGATTGAGCATGACCTTGGTTGATGCGTCGGTTGAGTCGAACTGACCACCTTGGTGCACGTGTGGATTGTTGAGAGAATCGATGGACTGAGCCGTAGCGACTGAACCATCACCACCGTAGTATACGAGTTCTCCAGTTGCCACCCCCGATACGGTTTCGTTCACTGTGATGGTCGTCCCATTATCGCTCGAAACCGTGAATCCTTGCCCGTCTACGAAGATATGCGTGCTCGCAGACAATGCTGTACCAGTATCAGTCACAATCGTCGAGGAAGTTGTGGACTGAACTGTTCGATATCCACCGCTCTTGACCGCTTGCTCGGGCGGTTTCGGTGTCTTCATGTGCAGAGCGAACGGGCCAAGGCTGGCGTAATAGGACGCATCGTGGTAGTGAATCGTCTCAAAGTGCTCTGGCATGCTGTTGTACGGCTTCTTGTCGACAGCGCGGTCACCTGTCGGAGACAGCCAAGTGCGGGTAGAATCGGAGTAGAACGTGTGCGGACGGCCAAGATTCGGATGCCAGAGGCAAAGGAATGCATCTGCGAGGTGCAGGCTGTTGGTATCCCTTGTACCCTGCAAGAACGGTGTGATGGTGGTCGGAGCGGGTGAAGCCGTGGCATCAGTCAGAATTGTTCCTGCCTTACGGAAGTTGTAAGCACGGGTCAATCTCAACTTCGTCCCGGCAGTCAAATTGCTCGTAAAAGTCGAGTTTGCGACGATTGTGAACTGTTTTGGCTTGTTCATGTTCGTCGCATCATAGCCACTTCGCTCCGTGTAGGTGTGCGTTCGGATGACTCCATTCGCATCTGTGTACTCCAACTTGTTACCGTAATACGGCGTCTTGGGGAATCCGCGAGCGTCATCAACAGTGATTACAGTACTTGTTACCGTTTCTACTACACAAACCGGATTCAGACTTACATTTTCCAACACTTCTGAGTATATATCTGGATAGTTTGAGGGATATCCTGCAAGTGTCAACTGTGTTGCGATACTACCTGTGGAGGTGCGTGTGAATTCGTAGTAATTGTCCAGTTTGTGCCAAGAAAGGTGTCTGAAGCCCTCTGCGGTGCTGTCATCGGGTCCAACTTCGTGAACGATGCTGTACCAAGGGATGTTGCTGGTGAAGCCGGGTGTTGCCTCTGTGTAGGTGTTGACTGAATACGGCAAGGACCTGCGAGACAAAGAGGGAGATTCGGTAGCGTTGACGCCGAATGAGTTGAACAGCGTCATCGGTGGGAGATTGGTGAACTGAGAGCCGAAATCTGGGTCGATGTCCACCATGACCTCGTTGATGAAGACCTCACAGCCACGTACATCTGCCATTGTCGCATTCGCCAGAACGAGCGCAAGAGCCCCAGTACTGCTGTCAGGCTCACGAATACCGATGACCAGAGCGACTTGTTGACTCGTCAACTCATCCACTGTAGAGTCTGGTAGGTCATCAGCAGGGCCGTTCTCATGGAATCCGATGAGTTGTGACTTGAACACGTTCGGTTGAATGACGATTTGGTACGCACCAACCTCAGAGGGGTCAGGGAAGTGATGCTTGAGTGTGTACGTCGCAGCAGCCTCCAGCACGATTGTATGGCCACCCTTGCTGTTGATGACGCCAGCCTGTCCCTTGGAGGCCAGTACACCGTATCCGTCATGCTTGACCTTCGTCTCAAACATCAATGAGAACGAACCACCGTGGATATCGCTGGGGCCACTGGGTGTGGCTGTCATACTGCTGACGACCAGTTGTGGGTCGTATCCTGTGATTTGGTCCGTCACGCTGGATGCGATGCTACCCTTGAGTGTTGAGAGCCCCTCAGCACGCATCAGAGCGAGTTCAGCGTTCTCCACGGTAGCGGACCTTGAGGAGCGGTGGAGGTTGTACAGAGACTGGTATGCGGGATGAGCCCAGTGACCGGGCATCATCGCCATCGTCGCATTGACGAAATGATGACCCATACTGGGGATTGCCATCGGTGTCAACTTGGGCTTCCTCAGAATCTCATGAGCCAGTGTCGCACTGGTGACATCGTCAAAGTAGAGCGTATGTGCCATATCTGGGCTGTTTCCGCTGACTTCCGCATGGTCACGCATTCTTCTCGCAGCGAAGAAACGAGTGCTACCAGCAGGAACGTAGTATGACGGTACGACCTTGAGAGCGGTGATATCTCCTGTCACGAGTGAATCGAACTCAGCATCACCCACACATCCCGTGAATGTCGCACCTGAGATGCCGGTATACGATGCTACGCCACCACGGTCCGTCGTTGGGTTGTACAGGCGTAGGAATCGTCGTCCATCCGACTCACTGTCACCGAATCCGGACGGGAAGATGGCCGTGTTGACGGTCGCACTCACCGTGAGCGTGCCTGAGGAGAACGATACACCCGTCAGGTCCTGATTCGTAATCCCGCTGCTATGAGAGTATACCGTGGGATATCGGTGCGTATGCGTGTTTCCGCACTTCGTGATATGGAAGAAGAGCGTACGGTCGTGCAACTCGTACGACGAGTCCAGAGGAGCGTTGCCGGTAGCAGCCTCCCAACCCTTGCGGGTCATGTCAGGGTACGCTTCTCCAACGGCTGCTTGGCTGATGTGGTCCCATTCGTGGTCGCTGAACGTTGGCCCAAGGCGAGGGCCGTCCGTTTCATCAGTGAAGTTACCCTTGATGTCCGTAGCGATGTCAGGGCGCAACATACCGCCGCTTCCCATAGTCTCCGTCTGGTACCCTTGGAGGCGGTCGAATCCAGAGCGTACAATGAGGTTACCGGGGATGGAGTCAGGGTTCGGTAGTCGTACCCTCAGGTTGGGCTCATTGCCGCTTCCTGCGAGTGCTGGAGCGAGTCCCTGCACCTCACGGTCCGTAATGGTCCTGAACGCTCTGATGATGGTCCCGAAGGGTGAACCACCCTCGACAGTGTGAACTTGTCCCGTATCATCGACTACTTGGACTTCCTCAAACTGCAATTCCTCGTTAGGGATGGACAGAGCGTTTCGGAGTTGTTGCGGGTGACGCAAGGAAATCTGGGGGTGATTCAATTCCTGCGACTGAACGACGGGGAACATCACAGCGTTGGTGGTCTCAAAGGAGAATCGACAGTTGCCGAGAAGCCGCTCACCCGTGGTATACGCCGTAGAACCACTGACACGTGTGATATGAGGCACTGCACCCATACCGCGTGCATTCGCTGCGGGCAGGGATAGGTTGCCTCCATCCATGCGCTTCCACACCACGTGCTCGACGCTGAAGTTGCGAGAGGGGGTGTTGGCCGCAAGTTGGTATGCATTGAGGTCACCGAGCCAGTAGTCATCCTGTGCGTACTTGTTGGTGAAGGTTGATTCCGATGTACCCTCAATGAACTTCGTCACGAGGTTGCGCTCCACGGAGCCTGCATCCTCAAGATGGAATGAGCCGGGGCTGACGTCCATATCGAAGAACAAATCGCCTGTCTTGGCGAAACAAGGCTCAGCGTTGTTGATGGTGCCATCCTCAGAAGGTTGAACGTGGAACTGATACGCCGCTGTGATGATGTCGCCTGTGGGTGCTGATGTACCGTCAGCGATGAGAGCCTCAATGTTTGGACCAGCCGTAGCAGGCGCTACGAAGCGCTCACTGTCGTGGAACCGCTCACTCCACTGTGTTGTACCGGCAAAGGTGATTGCGGTCGCTGCAGCGACGCTCTGGCGCGTCTTAGAGGTAACAGAGAGCCAATCACCAGTCGCAGTGATACCGTCCCTGTCGTGCTTCGCAACGAGCGGTAATTCACTCTCGTATGAAACGACGAGGAAGCCTCGACTGTATACACCCTGATGGAAGTGCAGTGAACGGGGAAGGCTGAACGTGTTGTCCGTGACATCAACCAGATGTAGTGGCTTGTTGCTGTAGGTTGAATCCTCAGCGTCAGCGAACGTGTAACTCGTGTAGAATGTGTTGGAGGAGGCCAAGTTCCTCGTCCACTGATACTCTTCTGCGTAGGTGTCTGCGTTGCTATGACCGCTAACACGAGGAGAAGATTCAGGACTATACTTCATCGGATGAATGTGGGGAAGATGTCCGAACACACTCATGCACGAGTTCGCTGAACCGTATGGTGAGAATCCGAGTGCTGGGTGCCATGCTCCCAAACCTGCAGCGTATCCTTCTGTACCGACCTTGAGTGTGTTGAGGTACGAGTATCGCTCTCCTGACCACCCAACGACGCCAACAGGACGTGTACGGTCGATGGCGTCAACAAGGCCAGAGAAATGCACCTGAGCCATGTGGTCTCGCGAGGTTGAACTGCTTGTGTTGTTGTAGCGATGTACACCTGCCTTCGTCCACACATACACCTTGCTGGCATGTGTATCGAGCATCGATGTTGATGGGAGAGTAGCGTTCGTTTGGTCCGTATCAACATCGTAGAATGTCGTGTAATCCTCCAATACAGGTAGTCCTGTGATACGGTTGGGTGCGAGCCAGAATCGCACAGTCCATGTTCCGCTGTCATCATAGACCTCACGACTATGGTATGGTGCGAACGTAGGTGTGGTCGCTAATCCAGTCGTACGACTGAGAGGGCTCCTACCTCCACCCTTCGTACGAATCCATCCCGACTGTGGAATCTGCTCCAACAGGTCTTGAGTTCCACCTGCTCCCTTGGCTTCTACGTATACGTGGCTTGTTGTCAGAGACTGAGCGGTGGCTGGGTCTTGGCTGAGTGTACCATCGACTTCGTAGTCCACGTAATCGAGTTCTACCCAGCCGTAGCGGTCTTGTCGCATGGCACCTCCCATGCTCGGCAAGAAGGTGCCTCCCATCGCCTTCAGTGCACCCTTACCGGGATTCTCATTGATGGCTTGACCGAGGATGGCTGCAAGTTCCTCACCGTTCTGACAGCGTGTAGCATCGACGACGATGTAGTCACGGTCGAAGTTGCTTGCAGTCTCCGCACTCGCTCCTGCCATCATAGCGGTCGCAAGTGCACCAGAGACACGGAATGCTGTCGGATTGACCTGATTCCATGACTCCTTGACAATGCGATAGTCCGACTTCTGCATTGGTGGGTTGAAGGACATCTGATTGTCGAGCCATGAACCACCCGGTAGGTATCCCCCATCCATATGATACGTCAAATCTGCACTCATCGTGATACCGTATCCAACAATGGAATTGTGCTTGTACGGGTGTGCTCGCTTGTAATCATCGAAGTTGTTGCTGTTGACACGCGTCGAGGCACCATTACCGACAGGATTCGTGAAGTGCTCCCCGAAGTGATATCCGTGCTCTGGGCGTTGTAGAAGACCGTACGAATTCTCTGTACCGACGTTCGGTACACCTTGTGCTGGGGACCAATTGAGGTGTGTATGGAAGTTCCAGCGGTGCCTCCTCGACGTGTAGTTGGAGGTCTCAGGACCGTAATCACCAGCGCTGTTCTTCGCATCGTTCGGTAGATTCACTCCGGTAGGCACCTTACTCCAGATGTTCCCGGTTGTGATGACATAGCCGGGGTGTGGTTCAACTACAGCATCGTCATCACTGGTTGAACTGAATGGGAATGCTTGACCGGGGCCGTAGATGATGTACGCCGTGTGGTCCTGTTCGCTGTTCTTGTGGTCATCGAATCGGGCATTGGGATGAGCAACGCGAACGATGAGTGGAGTTGGTCGTTGCATCACCATACCGTTCGTATACCGCGATTCCACGAAGGATGGTAGCGAAGAATGCCTTGTGTGATTACTCACATCGAGGTCAGGAGACAAGATGCTGTCCTTGTTTGCTGCAGGGTGGCTGATGCTCCCACGGTGCTGATTGAGCATCGGTGTGGCTGGAAAGAACGCCAGCATCGCATTGCAGTCGAGCATAGCGAAGGAAGTGCTGATTTCGTTCGCATGCTGGATACCTGCGGTTCCTGTGGGTCCAGCAGCGTACGGGTGTGTGTAGAAGTCGCCGTAGTCGTTCTGCGTCCCATCGTTGACATCTAACACGACACCACTGAAACCGCCACCGAAGTACAGTGGTACGTAGTGGTCAGGACTATCTCGACCTCCTTTGAACAGGACAACAGGCTCACTGTCAACGTTACCGTGCAATCTGTATCCAGCAATCGTCTGCCCTAAACCACCAAATCGAATGAATGCACCAGCAGCGTTTATCGAAGCACCACCGAACTCATCGAACCACGCTTGATTAGATTCTTCATTAACGAAGGTGAATTTGCTCAGACTGTCAGAACCCTGAATCGAAGAGATGAGAGCGTATTTGTCACTGCCATGGTAGAACTTCGCTTTCTCACCAAAGGACAGTTCACGGTCGAAGGTGCTGAGTGGAGATGCTTCTTGCCCCGCAGGAATCAAAGCGTGATTGATGAGATTGTTCGTGTCCAGCGTGAAGACGTTGCCACTGTTGGAGTGAGTGGATGTGATGAGTGTCGAGCCATCGAGTGCTGGGAGGATGTGGTCACCCGGAGCACGAGTGTATGCTCTTCCCTTCAGATTGTCTTCCCAACTCTTTGTGGAGACGGGGTTGTTGAATGAGTCCACAAGCACTGGAGTCGCTGTGTTGGCGTTGAAGCCGCGACTCTTCGTGCGGATTTGAAGCACGGTCTTGGGGAGATATCCACAGTCAACTTGACGATGCTTGTCAATGACAGTGTCTGAGAACGGTTCATTGTAGGTGTTGGTGGATGTGATGGTCCAAGAGCCGCTGGATTGCTTGAGAGTATCATACTCACCATATTCGATGTGCGCTGCTTGAATACCATAGTCAGTGAACAACTCTGCTTCAAACATCTTGGAGAGCACACGAGCACCATTCGATGGGTTGTGAGCACGTACTCTGATAGCATCTTCACGCAATCCCCAATCACCAAGAGTGCGTCCGTCAGCAGCGTAGAAGTGTCGACAATCGACAGGAATACCCTCTTCGATATTCGGATTCTGTGAATTGATTGCGATATATGTGGCATATGCCAGTACCTCATCAGTCAACAGGGTTGTCTGATTGATGTGGGGTGTGAGAAGACAACTCAGCGTGTTCGTAGCATCATCTGAGCGAGGGTATGTGAAACTCCCACTGTTATCGTTCGCAACGGGTCCACTCGTGATGTAGTGAGAAGGAGTAAACGATGCTCCCCGAACGCCGAAGAACTTGTGAGTTCCTGCGAGTCCCTCAGTGGTTCTCGATTCGTATGAGAATGTATTACCCAGAGAGCCGTTGTTCGTAAGGCCACTGTCATGGAACGTGTCGTTGAGTTGGAAGACTCCATTCTCCTTGGGGAATCCAAGGTAACCAAGGATGTCAATATCTGAGTCGAATGCTGTTGTAGCAGGTGATGTGTTGTCGAATGGAGACTGAAGAGCGACGGTCATCTCAGTGTTACTGTCATCATCCCAAGTGACGTGAGCGTGAATCCCAACACTCGGTCCATACGTCCCACGCCATCGATTTCCACGGAATGTCTTCAACGTCAGACCTGTTGTGGCGATTCGACCAGTTGTGTCGCCACCACCGAGCATGTGATTGCCCAGCGTGAAACCACCTTGTCCGATGTCACTATCATCGATGTAGACGACGATTTCCTCATCCATGGTCGAAGGGAGGACAGTGAGTTCATTGGCGAACCCTTCTCCCAACTTACGGTAGACATAGCGAACACCATACCCGTTACCTCGATGGTCCTCAAATCTGAATCCGTAGAGGTCAGCACTACCAATGTCGTCATCGTTGACATCGTTCGGGTTGATGTGGTCAGTATAATCGTCAAAGGACTCTTGACTCACACCGCCAATCTTGAACGCATTTCCGTACTTGACGTCGAACTTCGATGTACCGCGCCGTCCGAAGCCGAAAGTTCCAGCATCAGGAGCGAAGCCGGGAACACCAGAGGCAACAAGGCCCCCGAAGTTGATGCGGCCGACTGCTTGCTTTGCCGCCCTCAATCCTTCGACAAGTGTCGTAGAAGGACTTTGAGCGGTGTATGACTCATCATTCACGGAGTTCGCATTGATGCCACCAAGTCGAGCAGACACGTTCCTCTGCTCTGGGTTTGCAGTCTCACTCGTCCGAGCACCGATGTCGTGATTGCTTGAGAATGGTCGGTCAGGTTCTTCCTGTGATAGCAACTCCCTCAATGTCGTGATTGGTGCGAAGGGGCGACCGTGCTTGTTGAGAGGCATCGGAGCAGGGTGCATATTCTCACCCTCGATTTCATCAGGCTGACACCAGAAGTTTCGGAATCGACCTCCATGACCAATGAGGAACTGAGGCTTGTATGTTGACTGACCCTTACTGTTGTCCAACCAAACCGAGAAGTTTCGACCACTGGCTCCGGGGACTGTGGAGTGGATGATGATTGAGAATCCCTCATTTCCATCAAGGTCCTCGATGACTCGCCCCATGTGAGCACGAACATAACCCATGTGCGTTCCTCGGTCGCTGGACTCAAACGACTGGTTCGTGTCCCACCATGGTGCCGGGTCGTGCGTACTACCTGTACGCTTGAGGTCAGCACTCACACTCTGACCCTTCTTCGCCGCTCCTTGGTTGACCAACCTCACGATTTCACGAGCCGCTGTCTCAACGTCTGTGACGCCATCTTTGAGCGCAACTTCGCCGAAGTCAATCTTCAGGCGACGAACGAAATCCATCTTGGTCCACTGTGGGAGATGTTTGAGTCGTGATTCTTCATGGTCGGTCAGAGACAACTCAGTGCTACGAATACCCTTCAAACAGAGGAAGGCTGAGATAACACGCGTTCCATCAGGAGTATCAAACGTCGTGCTGGAGTCTCGCAGAGAGTAGCCTGACGTAGCCTGCCCGCTCCTGTGCTGTTTGAGAGCAGAGACGAAGTCGTCGTTGAAGGCCGACTTACGAGTCAACGTGTGGATTCTGTTCGACCAATAGACCGAGGCCACTGCTGGTTGAACTCTCGGCAACGAACTGTCAGCAATCGCATGTGTGTTGCTGAACTGCTCTTGGTAGAGACCAGTGTGAACGAAATGCCCGTGTCCTTTCCCCTTGACGTGTTTGTTCTTACTCGGATTATCGAGGTCACCGAGAACATACTTGGCGATGGAGCCAGCGGTACCGTTCAACAAATCCTTGGTACTCGCATTAGCAATATCATGAGCGTATGCGCTCTCAATGAACTTGGACTGTTGCGTAGCGCGAAGGTAGCGATTCTCTGAAGGGAATCCATTTGCTACGTCAATCTGAGTAGCAAGATAGTGAGGTGCACCACCGTTGTGCCCCGCCAAGAACTTGTCAAGCGCCTTTGTGTCTGGACTTTCATCGGAGACAAAGCGATTGTAACCGATGCCGGGAGTTGCAGCACCGCTCTGAACTTGCATGTGGATGTCATGGAATGCGATGAACTCACGGTCATGAGCCACATCATACAGTAGAACGCGAGCGTGACTGTCATCAGCGAGGTATGGGTCGACGTACGCAATCGTTGGTGCCTGACTCGCATCGAGACCCATTGATTCGTAGTTGAGTTCGATGGTCTTGTTGATGTGCTGAGCGAAGTTCTGCGCTGTCTCAAAGCACGTGTTGCCGATGAGGAAGTTCTCCAGAGGAATAGAATCTCTCGGTCGAGAGGCAGCAAGCGTTCCTTCACCACCATTGAATCCTCGCCACACTTGGTGCTGATTCATCACACCACGCGACTTTGCGAACAGACCCTCGATTGCGTGAGGGTTGTTCAGAGTCATGTTCATCCAAACAGTATCCCCATTTCGCAGACCACCCTGTGCGAATGGGTGTTGCCATGAAACGTTGAGGAGTGCGTCGGGGTCATTGTTGAGCAGTGTCCCGCTACCCACTCCTACCAAGTGACCAGATGTTGCCGCATTAGCAGAGCCTGCCGCAAGTGTGACAGTGGTGTAAGCAACACCACCTACTCTTTCTGACTCAACTGCGGCTACTTGACCGAGATACTCAGTGTCGGAGCCGTCGATAGCAGAATATGTCGCAGTACCGGCAGTCCACAAATGGTCCCCTTCACGGATGTTGGTTCCAGTCGAGTTAGCGTGAGCAAAGCGATTCGCTGAGTTAGTAATCTGAATCGTCGTATCTGAGGCCGATACAGCAGCATTGAACGTCCACTGGTTAGCGCTGGTTGATGGGAAGTGAACCGCAGCCAACTTTTCACTGGTGGTGAGAGCGGATGAAGTCGGACTGTCAACTGACAGAATGGAGTGACCGGCCCGCACCAGTCTGACTCTTGCTCCTTTCAACTGCGCCGCTGTCAGGGACGAGTTCATCTGAGCGATGACGACATTCTCAGGCTCGTTCGACGAACTGATTGAGTTGCCGAAGTAGAGTCCTTCAACAGGTGTTGAACCAACGGGCGTCACCTCAACCACATACAACAAGTCACCTTGCTCAAAGGTCGGATTACCTGAAGAATCAAGGGAGAAGGGGACATCAGGGAATAGAGAGGCGTCTTCAAGAGTCAGGAATGTCAATCCGAGTGCCGTGCTTCCACTGATAGCGCGAGTCTCAGCAACACCTGATTGAGTGCGAGGAGCGTGCGGATTCGTCAAAGGTCCAGCCTTGAATTCAACAGCGCTCACATACTGTCTCAGGCCGTAGTCGAGGTTACCACCTTGAGTCTCAACATTCGCAGCATCATGGTAGAATGGGGAACGGCCCTCGTAGTCAGAGGAAGGCGTTGTGATGTCGGAGTCCAGAGGAACGAGAACTTCACCACGGAAGTTTTGCGCTGCGTGAATCGGTGAGCCGACAACGGCTGTGTCGAAGAAGTTGGCAGAGAAACCATCGTGATATCCATTCGTCGCTGAAGCGTTCTTGGGAATGTTGAGATATGCTCCTGAAGCGGGGTTGTTGTTGTAGATAGCCCACTCGCCGTTGGGGAGGAAGACTCGGCGATATCTCAGATACTTCTTCAGGTTACCATAGTCTTGGGAAGTTGCGACTGTCACAGGCGGGAACATCTCTGGGTGTGTGATGTAGACACGGAAGTTATTGGCACCGTCATCTTCGATGCGCATGATTGTGGCTGATGAGACGAAGGAGTCTGTGGTCAGTGAGTATGTGTAAGCAGAGTTCGCAGAGCGGTCTGCAACCTGAAGGTCGTCTGGTCGACGTCCAACAGGTGAGGGATTCCACGTGTGAGCCGTGAATGTCGCATCGACCCAGAGTGACATGCTGTTGTCGGGTCCGGGGAAGATGCCCTCCTCTTCGTGGTCGAAGAACTGCTTCGGGAAGACTGGAATCTCAACCATGGCTCGCGTGCTTGCGAACTGCGTACCGAGTTGGTAGTCGTGACTGACTGTATCCATCGACTGGAACAGCCGGTCATTCACGGTGCTACCGTCTTCAACTATCGAATCATTGCCGAAACTCCCATCGTTGAACACGTTCTCACTGATGCGGTCCCGTGTACCACTGACGAATGTGTTCCCTACAATCGCCGCCGCATTGCACCAGAGGAAGAAGTTGGCGTGAGCAATGCCGTCTGGACCAACGAACCTACGTTCCCCAACGGGGTCACCTGCATTCGTGAACAAGAATGAGCCGCTGTTCTTTGACGAGTATTCTGCATTCGCCCCATTGCTCAGGTAGATGCGACCCTTCTTTGGGAAACAGTACGTTCCCCACGACTCCAAGTCTGGAGAGAGGTTGTTGAGTGGTTGGATGTCGAGGATGTTGTTCGTAGCCGTGGTGTTGTTGAATGCAAGAACACCGACAGCCTGCACTGCACAGGAGCGTCGGGTCGAGCCGGGAAGTCGCATCAACTGACTTGGGTCGAAGGAAGGCTTCGTGTTGACCGCCCCTTGCCCCGGTCCACCGAGCGTCACTGTGACAACAGGAGCGTTCGGCTCGATTTCCTTGACGATATGGGAGTCAGGTGAGCCCTGTCCCGCCAATGAGACGTTGCTGGAAAGAACGCTCTCAGCGACACCAGAGGCCGTGACTTCGACAATGAATTGATTGTCCTCTGGGTTGACCTCAGTTTTCGCTCCCCGTATACGTGTACGAGACATGAGGACCAAGAACTCTGCACGGTTCGGGTCATCACCAGTGACCTCTGTTCGGATGCCAGAGAGCATGTTCGTTCTCGCTCGGTTGGAAGGTTGAACGTAGATTCGCTGAGTGAACTCATTAACACGAATGTTGTCAATGATATCGTATACTTCATTGATGGGTGTTGCACCAAAAGTGGGGCCGATATCGAACTCCGCAGTAGCGGTCTTCTCGGTCACAGGTGCAATCGCATCAGTTAGTGTCGTTGATGTGGTTCCTTGAGAAACTTCAGTTCGTGCAAGCACCATCTTATGGTACACTGATTCGTGGGCACCTGTGACATGTGAACGCCGAATGACCTGAGGAGTTGTGTTCGGCTCAGCATTGACGTTACTGACAGGCGTGTAGACGGCGGGGGTTCGACTTAGGTCAAACTCAGGCTCGGAGTCTGTGCCGCCTGTATTGTCACCAATCAAACCGTTTGTCTCAAAAAACTCCTTACCTATTCCAGTATCCGTTTGAGAAACTTCCAGATAACCACCGGGAGCGTAGAGACGTGTATCAATTCCCGAGTTAGCAACATCCGCCTTGATGACATCAAGTACAGTCGTGCCACTCCCTAAGTCATACGAGCCTGCAGGGACCGTCTTCTCAACCATCAACAATGGATTCGAGGCACTCATACTCGCCCCTGTCAGGTCGATTGCGTTGTAGTGAACTTCAACAAAAGGAGCCAGATTGTGAGAGGATTGTAGTGTGGGAACTTTGAGAATGGCAACACGAGAGGTGGCTTCAGGAGTCAGATGATACAACCGAGTATCTGCATCCCTCGTATCACTGGGCACGGGGCCTTTGAGTATGAAAGGCTCGTAGTCAAAGTCGCTACCACCAATCGCAATCATCTCGGCAACTGATGAAGGAAGACCATTATCGATGACTTGTCCCACGACACCCTCATACTCAACACTGAGAACGTCAACCTCGACTGCTGAGAAGTAGACATCAGCGAGACCGTTTGCTTTGAACAAATCACCAACAGATGCAGATGCATTCTCGTAAATCATCGACACAACATCGGATGACCCATCTGAGATTTGGTCGACTGTCATCGACGTAGGCTTGGGATATCGCCGCATGTATTCGTGACCCGTCACATGAGAGAACATGTGGCGACCGCTGTGTCCAACTTGGAACAGCGTATCCAGTGTACTGGGCCAAACGACAGCGAATGGGTTGTTTGTATCTGTCGTCGTAGTCGCCATGCGGCTGGAGTACACCAGACCGTGCTGGTCCTCTCCACTCTCATCGAGCACCATTTGACCTGTGCGGTCAAAGACTTGAGTTCCATAATGAGGTGGCTGGTAGGGCTTTCCTGTCCCGTTATCGATGAGAAGGTCAGCGGCAACGACGACGAAGTAGTTGTCCACATTTGCCGTTCGACTGTGCAATGCTCCTCGCTCTCCACTTGTCCCGTTGACGAAATCGATGTGAATGCTGGAGAACGTCACAACACCTGTTGAGCCATTGATGCTCTTGAGGCGAATACGCTCAGGTGGCTTCTGATTCGGCTTCTGCGTATCTCGATTGATAGCGCCGGGGTTGATGAGTAGATTGTACGGAGTGTGGTCGATAGCGAGTGTGCTAACCGAGCCCGGTGTGGAATAGTAGTCGAGGACCTGATACTTCCCCATACTATACGGGGAAGCGGTGAACGTTGTTGTTGGGCTACTGCTATCATACGCTTTCCCCGTAAGGCGAGCGATGAGGTCCTGAGCATCACTGGCCGTCATGGTCAGCGTCGTCGTCGTACCGTCAGATGCTGCTGTGAAAGCAGTAAACGAATACTGCTTGTCAACGAGGTCAATCGGCTCTTCAAAGCGATACAACGCTGTTGTGACATCACTTGACATCGGAACATCGAGGGTGACCTGAGATTCATCTTGTTCTACACTGAAATGAATGGCTTCGATACCTCCCCGAAACTCACCTCCCTTTCCACCAACGAAGATGTGCTCTGTTGAACTTGCGATGCGAGCGTAGTCACCTACGACCCTTGAGGCAACCCTGACACCGTTGATGAACAACTCCATTGCTCCGTCATTAACACGTGCCAGAACGTGATAGAGGGGGCGATGGTTGTAGTTCAAATTCGTCGCTTCACCGTAGTTCGATGTATCGTATCGATTGTAGGAATCGTGAACTCCACCAAATTCCTGTTGCGGATAGATGACACCGTCCCACCTCGTACCAGCGTTCGTAGCAGTTTGAATCGTGTAGACTTGCCTGCCATTATCATTCTCAATAGTGGCCGAGAATACAGCAGGTCCGGGGGTGTCGACCTCACCAAGTTTCAGGGTGAATTGATTTTCACAGTGAGCGATGACACCGCCCGTATCAGGAATGACCCACGCTTCGATGGCGAAATTGCTCTGCCCTTTCGGTGAGATGACGGATGTGTCGTGGTTCCCCATCGACGACTGGCTGAGGATGGATGTAGCGATACGAGGGCCGTCGATGTTGTCAACGCCGACCTTTGTCAGTCTCCCTTGAGGGATGATGATGGAATCACTCACACCATCGAAGAAGAACGATTTACTCGACCTTCCGATTGCGACCATCAGTTCACCTCAGAAGATACGGTCGGCTACGACGAAGATGATAGTGAAGTTGTAGAGTGGCTCCCCTCCAACTTGAGAGAACGTTGCTCGGTCAATACCACCTTTGATTCCGGTATACCCAGCACCAAATTTCCCTCGGTCTTCCTGAAATGGTGTGCTGGCATCCAGTGCATTTCTTGGATGCTTATCATCAACGAACCCCCTATTGCCTCTACCGAGGCCATTCTTAACGTAGAAATTCACGGCTGAGTACTTCTCACTGGCCGTTGCGTTTACGAATGAATTGAACGGAATCTGTATCCCTGTGATGTAGTCACCTCGACGATTTTCGGTGGCCTTGCGTTTGATATCCAGACTTTGTCCCCTGTTTCTCTTTCTCTGTCTTCTTCGCTGTCCTGTATTACCATCACGGCTATTGTTGAGAATAGCGAAAAGATGAGCCACCTTATCACCAGCACTCATACTGATTGACTCATCAGAATCAAGTCCACCTGAAAATTTCTTTGTAACGGGTCTACTTACACTGACTGGACTGGCACGAAAAAGTATGGTAGAGTTACCACTGACACCTGTAGTTGTTCTTCTCAAACGAACGGCGGAATTCGCTGTACCACTAACGCCAGTGAGAATTTCGGCTGTAACGTTCAGATTCGTCTCAGCCCAATCATGAAATGCGGTTGCGATGTCTTCAATTGACTGTATTGTCGCCACTGCCAAATTGGCACCCTCAAGTACCTTGAGGTAGTGATGATTTCCGTCATCACTCTCTAACTGATTAGCATTCCCAGTGAACGTACCAAAATCGGCGTCAGAACTGCTTGCTAAGCCAAAATAGAGGCGGTAGTTTCTATCATTGCTTGTGTTCTTGACAGAAAGAAAAGATTTCGATGTCGTCATGTCTTGAACCGTGCTATCATCAGCAGGGTCACGACCACCTCTTGCTATCTTCTTCAAATTGTCTTCTTTGTAGAAGCCATTGACTTGACCGTTTGAGTTGACTGAGAAGTCCACACTTCCTTCGGCTTTGTTCCCGCTTTCAAAAAGAGGCACCTCATCGTCGGTGATGAAACCTTCCAATTGGATAATCGAATTGGCGAGGTTCAGGTCGGTTGCGTGTCGACGCCCACCGGAACCTACAATCGCACGGGTGCGGAACTTCCTGTCGACATCCATAGCGAGATTCGTCACCAAAAGTGGGATGAGTTGACCGTCAGTGCGGACAAGGCGGACAGGGATGCCGTTTGATGCCATCAGAATCGACCTCGCATTGTTGCACCACCAACGGTACGCGCCAACTCTTGTTGGACCATGTTGCCCAACTCACGCGCCAGTGCACGCTTGTCCGTGCGGTCTGTAATACCACCGGCATTGATTGTGATGTTGAACGTGCCACCGCCACCACCCATTGCCATCCCTGCCTTGCGAGCATTCTCTCCGCTCAGCGGCAACACAGCCTCAGGACCGGCCTCACCAATCATGGCCAGTGTCGGTCCGTTCACGATACCTCCTGCCGCAAGAGCAGGAATGGTGATTTTCCAATCGCTGAGGTCAAGGCCCAGTGAGTAGGTCTCACCGAAGATTTGGATGTCCTTGGAGAATGACATCAAATCCATGATGCTGTTCCAGCGTGCTGCGAGACTCTCACCGATTCCAGCAACCCAACCGGTCATGTCGGACTT